TCCGCTGCTTTGCTCTTTCTTGCCGGTCCAGCCCCGGCGCAGGGTGCCGCCCTTTTTCCCGCTTGCCTTTGGGTATTGGCCCACCGGGGTGCGGGGGATGACCAGCGCCAGCAGCCGGGCGGCAAGTTCCTTGGAGGCATCCACACAAAACTTGTCCATGTCCACCTGCTGGAGCTTGGCCAGATTGTCCCGCAGCTTTTGGAGCTGCTTATAATCGCAGTTGCCCCATCTTGCCATTAGGCCCACCCCTCAAACAGCTCCAGCGGCACCTCCTGGTGAGCGTCAAACACAGCGGGCTTGTCGCTCCGCTCATAGTCACGGGTCACACCGTTCTGGGTGACCGTGATTTTGGAGCCGTCCGGGATGTCCACGGAGGGGTCAATGTACAGGGTCACGGACTGGGCCACCTTTGCGGCCTCACTCTCCGGCTCTGTGGTCTTGACTGAGGTGTAGGAGATGCGGCAGGGGGCATCCTGTACGGTCACCTGCTCCACCTGTTCTGTGCGGCCATTGGCGGGGTTGAGTTCCCCCACCAGCACAGTGACCGTGGCTGTGCCCTCCCACAGGCTCTGCACGGCCTTTTTATATCCGGCGGGTAATTTCACCACCGCAGCCTCCTAAACGCCGCCAGGGAGCTCTCAGGTGGGTTCCTGAGCGTTTCCAGCAATGCGTCAAAGCGTGCCTCTGCACTGCTGGCACCATCGCTGGCCCCTGCATAGGTGATGGAGACATCACCCTCTGTGATGCCTTTGACCGGGGCGGAGAAGTCAAAGCCCTCCACACCGTCCAGAGCACCGGCGGCTTTTTTGTCATAGAGGTATTGACCGGCCACCATATCAACCAGGGTGTAAAAGAGGCCATCCGGCAGCACCTTATGGTTGATGTCTGCCAGGATGGCCGTCTCACACTTGCGGGTGGTGTACTCAAGGCCGGTTTTGTCCTCATCGGTGACCTTGTAGCCCAGCATGGCCAGCCGGGTTACCACGGCCTCATACACGGTCATGGAGCGTTACCTCTTAGCCCTTGGACTTGATGCGGCAGATGGCAATGGCCTTGTCCGCAATGTAGGAGCGCTCCGCCTCCGCAGTCTCACCAGAGTGCACCAGGTCCCAGTTGGCACCGTTGGCCAGCTCCGTGTCCGTGGGAGAGAGGGTGGCCTGGCTCTTTTTCTCATAGGAGATGCCAAAGGGCGCAAACACCTTGCGCTGGCGGGTGTAGAGGGTGTCCTGGCCGCCGTTGGTCTTGGGGTCACGGTTCATCTCATAGGGCACCTTAGCGCCGATGTCCTCATAGCTGATAGTGCCCTCACCCAGGACATAGCTGGTGTAGATGGTATCATCGCCGCTCACCTCGGTGGGCATACCGTCATCAACCACCACCAGCTTGCCGTTCCAGGAGTACAGGGTCAGGTCACGGGTGATGCCGTCCTTGTCGGTGTACTTGAGAGCGGTGAGCAGGTTGAGGTTTTCCAGGTTGGTGGCCGGGACAGAGTGCATGAAGATCATAGCAAACTTTTTCTTGCGGTCCCCACAAGCCTGGGCGGTGGCGCTGTTCAGCGTGGTGGCCTCCATAGGGCCGTCCACCTCAAAGGTGTGCTTGGTCACAAACTCAGCGCCCTTGGTGCTGGTCATGGCAAAAACGCCCTTGAGGATGGCCAGGAGGGTGTCCTGGTCAATGTCCTGCCAGTAGTCCACCACCTGCTGGGCCACATTGTTCATGAAGTCCTGGCCGCCGGTGATGTCAAAGGAGAAGTCCTTTTCCACCCACGCCTTGGCACGGCCGATGACCACCACGCCCTGCTCAAAGGTCTTGGTGCTGGTGGCGGTGATGTCGGTCTGGCCGTCATAGTTCACAGCGTCACCGTCCAGGAGGCCACGCATAGCGATGCGGGCATAGCCGGTGCCGTCCTGGGTGGTGAACACGGCCCGGATGTCCGGGTTACCGGCCAGCACCTTGGACTTGCGGATCTCGTTGAGGCGGGTGCGGGGGATGCGGTCCGCAATGTACTTAAACGCCTCCGGGTTGAAGCTCTTAGCATCAAACTTGCTATTAGGCATAATCAATTCATCCTTTCTTACTCAGTAGTTTTGGCCTTGGAGCTTTTCTTCTTGGGCTCCTGGGCCTCATTGTTGGTGTCGGCCTCCTCAGCGGGGGCCTCATCGTTGCCGGAGTTCTCCGGCTGGTCCTGTGCAGCGCTCAGGCGGACCATGACCTCCTTGGTGATGGCCTCAGCCAGGTCATCCACGCTGGGGACATTCTCCGCCATAAACTGCACAATGGCCTCCTGGGTGCGGGGCAGGCCCGCCACGGCCACGCCGGTCAAGCGGCTGGCCAGGTTTCGCAGCCCCTCCTCAAAGGAGACTGTGCGGGGTTTCGTGATGTTCTGCATTGTCACACCTCTTTCATTCGTCCAGCTTTGCGCCGGGGTTCTGGGCCAGGTACTCAGTCAGCTCAGAATAGGACATCTCAGATGTCTTTTTCCCGCCGCCGGGCTTGCCCCCGTCACCATTCTCACCGGGTTTCCAGCCGCTCCGCTGGGGGTTGCTGTCCCCAAAGAGAAAGTCCGTGGTGGTGTCCTTTTTCAGGGCCTCCACCTTGGCGGCCAGGGTGACGGCGTTCTCACCGTCCTTGCCAGTGACCTTGCCGTCCACGATCTTGGCCCCGGTCAGGAAGTCCGCCAGCACAGCCTTGACGGCGGTGTTGTTCTTGGACCCGGCAGCAGTGAGCTCCGTGTCCACGGCAGCCATCAGGCGGACAGTGGCCAGCTCTTTCTCATAGTTGGCCTTGTCGGTCTTGTTCTGCTGGGTCAGGGTGTCAATTTGCTGCTGGAGGGCGGTGTTGTCCCCGGCGGCCTTTTTCAGCTCGGAAAGCTGAGTGTCACGGGTCTTGATGGTGTCGTTGAGCTGAGTTACCTGAGTTTCCAGCTCCGTGACACGGGCGTTTTTCGTGTTGAAGTCAGCACGGGCCACAAAACTCTTGCCGATCTCCTGAGAAACAGCCGTGTCAATTTCGGGGGTGTAGTTGTCCCCCAGGATGATTTTCAACCATTCCAGTGCCATGATGTTTACCTCCTTGTTTTCCACTATCCTTGTTATTCCGGCCAGTCCCGGTGTTGTGGGCCCCTCTTGTAGTCCGCCGGGCCAGCGGTATTTGGGTATGAAAAAAGCACCGTGCATTTTCAGCACGATGCTTTTAACAACATATTGGGTTTTACAAAGCCAGGAGTTTCCGCACAGTTTCCTGGTCAGAGATTTCAAACTCCCAGCGTTCCGGGGACAGTTCAGCGGATGCCGCCCCGTAGATCAGAAACGGCACAATGACATCATCCTTGCGGGGAAGTTGGAGCGCAAGGTCAAATGACATCAGCCCTCGGATTTTTTCCTCTGCCATTCCCTCATCCATATCCGGGTCAGGGCAGATGATAACGGAAAAGTGCGTTCTTTTTTGCCGGATGCTGCTGCCTCCGATGGTGGGCACCTCCACGCTGTCCTCGTAAATCTCAATTACGGGCACAGCGCTCCCCACACGCATACGCTCATGGTGGACAACAGCGAAAACCTCACAAGCCACGCCTGTAATTGTTTTCTTGAGTGTTCTACTACGGTTCACAAATCACCCCTCCTCCGCAAGATATGTGAGTAGGTCTTGGATTTCCTGAGCCTTGGCGGTCCATTCCTGCCCAGGGGCCAGTGAGTTCATAAGGAGATCAGATAAAAGCTCCTCATCCTCAGCGGTGAGAAAACTGTCATCTTTGGCCCCATGAGGGACTTTGACCCCCGCCTCCCGCAAGAGGTCAAGCTGTTTTTTATTCAGTTCCATCTTGTTTCCCTCCATACTTTTTGCGGGTACGCTTTCCTGTTGGCCATGTGGTGATAACGGTGTCCGTGTCGGGGTTATATGCCACGGTTGCCGCATTTCCAATATACTGGACAGATGGCTCATTCCGTTCGTTATACTTCACATCGGTTATATGCAAGGGGTGGAGTAGAGCGTCAATAGCTGCATCTGCGCCCACCGTTCTTGCCCCGGCTTGGTCAAGAAAATGGTCCTTTAGCCCGGCAACAATGCTGCCATCGCCTGTTTTCAATCCGATTATACCACCCCAGCCGGTTTTGGGCAACACATAATCCTTTTTCCACTGGTCAAAGGTAGTATTGGCCGGTATTTTGTGGGTGCTGCCGTCCTCATCACGGGTCCAGCGCTCACCCAGGTCCTCCATATCGGCAAAGTAGGGGCAGGTGCAGCAGCGGCACCAGGGATGGAACGGGGGAGCGGTGAGGCCCACCTGATACTCAGACATTTTGAACACTTTGCCGTCCAGCGCCCCGCAGAGCTCACAAGTGTCATGGTCAAAGCTGGCCACAATCTTATATTGCTCCACACCCAAGTCCTCAAAGCAGTCTTTTTGACCGGCGCTGGAGAAATAGGCGCTCTCTGTCATCACCAGGCGGCCAGCTTTGGCCCTGGACACATCAAACTGCTTGGAGATGGCTGTAATGGCCCTGTCCGGGGCCTCACCCCGTATAATCATCTGGGTGAGCTGGGTGTTGACGCTGTTGACCAGGCTTTGCTTGTTGGTCCAGCAGCGGTCACGGAAAGTCTGGCCGTCCGCTGTCCACGGTCTGGAAAGCACCTTTGCAATGGTATCCTCATTGAGGCTCTGCATGGTCCAGCCCACACCCAGGCCCTTTTGGACCTCAAAGGCGGTGTGATAGTAGCTGCCGGTGTACATCTGCCGGGCGGCAGCGTCCACATAGTCCAGTTGGTTGGAGTAAAGCACCTCAGCCTGTTGCTGGATTTGCAGCTTTAGGGCATCCAGACGGGAGATGTGCACCCGTGCGCTGGCGTTCTCAAGCTGTTTCATCCAGGCCCCGTCAAGGGCATTTTGCTGGCCATAGGCGATATACTCACCCACGGACCACTGAAACTCCTTGAGCTCCCCGCTGTTCAGCAGCCGCTTGGCCTCTGCCAGGGTGATCTCATTATTTTGGGCAAAGCGCTGATACCACACGGACATCTGCCGCTCAATCTCAGCCTGGGCGGCTGTGAATTGCTTTTCCAGGTTTTCCACATAGGAGTATGACTGGTCCTGGAGGGCATCCTCCATGTTTTTCATGCGCTGGGCCCAGTATGCAGCATTACTCTGTCTGGCCATCGCCCTCACCGTCCTTTACGGGCGGGTCCTGCTGGCCGCTGCCGCCGGTCTGCCGGTTTTTCTCAAAGGCGGCCCGGTACGGGTCAGCGGCCTGGGCCTCCTCCTGCTCATCCTTGATGCGCTTGAGCTCCTGCTCCGGGTCACTCACCCAGGGGTGCATTTTCACAATAGTCTCATTGGACAGGATGCCCACAGAGTTCTTGCAGTTGTTAATAGCCTCAGTCTCATTGATGAGCACATCCCGGTCAAAGATTATCTTGACCTCTGTGCCGTCAAAGCTGCCCTTGCCGGTGTTGGCAAGGTGCTGATTGACAAACCACAGCAGCTCCTCCATCGAGGCCTGAAACTCCATCTCAATGCCGTTGGCATCCAGGTCAATGTCAGAGTACATACTCTGTATGTTCATCTGGTTGGGGTTGCCACCCATGCGCTCATCCTTGGCATCATAGCCCCTGGCGTTCTCAATGATGGCATCCTTGAGCAGAGACAGCAGCGCCTTGTAGTTTTCGCTGTTGACCTCCAGGCTCAGGGTGTCCACGCCGCCCTCACTGCCGTCATAGGAGCGGACCTTGATGGCCCCGTACTCTGCCAGGTTCCGGCGGAAAGCCCCCAGGTCCTCCCCGTCATAGTTCTTGATGACCAGGATGGTGCTGTGGATGTCCTCCTCCATCTGGTTGGCGAAGTTGGAAAGCACATCGTTGTATGCGTCCTGTAAGCACTTCACCCTGGATAGGAGGGGGATTTCGTGGTGAGAGCTCTTAAAGCAAATCAGGGGGATGCGGTCCCAGTTGTAGCCGTGCTCCTCACCCGTGCGGGGGTCCGTCTCAGTGATGTATGGGCCAGAATAGGCCTCCGGGTCCGGCTCCAGGGTGCCGTCATCCCGGCGAATGAAGCAGTCCACGCCGCCGCCGTGCATGACCTCCACCTTGACCACATCCTTGGCCTGTTCGCTCTCATCGTACTCCAGGACCACATAGACATGGACGGCACAGTCCAGGAGGGTGTGGTCAGCGTCTGCCCAGAATGGCAGCACCTCATCCGCCGGAAAGCGCTTAAAGGCCAGCTCATTGCCCTCATAGTAGGGGTAGAGCCAGCTTTTGCCGCTTATCCAGGCACCCTCACCAACATTGTGCATGACCCGCTTGAAGCGGGAGCCCAGCACCGTGCCCAGGGCCTCAGCGTACTGCTTATTTTCCGTGTCGAAAGAGAACGGCTTGCCAAAGGAGTAGTTGGTCTTTTGGTCCACCATCTTGGAATACTGATTGTTGACCAGGCGGTTATTGGGCAGGTGCTTGAGCTCCTTGGGCTTGCCGTCATCATCCAGAGCCATGCGCTTGCGATGCGTGACAGCGTGCTCACCGTCATAGTAGGCCTCAGCCTCAAGCTGCTTGTGTCTCTCCCTGGACTTGAGCCAGGCCGTGATCTCCAGCTCCAAAAAGCGCTTGTCCGTCATGCCCCGGCGAAAATCCGTGGCAACACGGCCCAGGCAGTCATCTCTCAAATTCAGCGTTACCATAGTTTCTCACCTCACTTAAATCTCAAAAGGTCCGGCGCATAGACACGGTGGACAAAATAGCGCACATCGTCCATGCTGTGGTCATTTTCCTTGATGGGCCGGTCTGTGGTTGATTTTTCATCCCACCTGTACAGCCCAAACTCACGGATGCAGTCCGTGCAGCAGTCGCAAAAGAAGATGTCCCCGCATTGCAGCCGGGTGGCTACATCACGGATGCCATCAATGACAGCATTGGTGGCCTTTTCCACCCGGTAGCGCTCATGTCTGCGGATGACCTCAATAAAGCTGGCCGCTGAGGGGTCCACGATGACAGCGGAGATGTGCAGGTCACCGGCCAGGGCCTCCAGCTCTGTGTAGTGCTCCTCATCGGTGCGCTGCCGCCCCTCTTTGCGGCTGTCGAAGTAATACTCCCGGACCCTGTACCACTTGCCAGCGGCCAGGCCCCACAGCCCTATGCTGGTGGGGTTGATGGTGCCGTAGTCACAGGACAGGTAATACTTTTCATAGGGCCGGGGAGTGGACGGCACCACATGAAAGTCCTTGTTGAACATGGTGTAGATCAGGCCCTCAGCCACCACCCACAGGCCACGGATGAAGCGGTCATAAAACACCCCGGAGTATAGGCTCTCATAGCGGGCCTTGACCTCTGGGGAGAGGCTGAGGTTGTCATCCATCGTGAAGTGCAGCCGGAGCATATTGAGCTTTTTGGCCTCACACACCCAGTTGAGGTAAAACCAATGG